GGTAGAAGCTAAGTTCACTATTGTCGAACATTTAAGTGGTAAGATTATCAGTAAGGAAATTAAGAACGACACCGCACTTTATGAAGCGGTAAAGGGTCAAGAAGAAGATTTGCGTTTATTGACCTACAAGATTTTGATGGAAAAGTTCAATCAAAAGTATGTTAATTTAAATGACCGTCAAAAGAATTTACTTCGTGAATATATCTACAACGTCTCAAACTCAGCAGTACTTCGTACATACGCAGTTGATATGGCAAAGGAACTAATCGCTGAAATCAAGACAAAGACTAGTAAGTTAGACAACAAGATTACCAAGATTAAGTTGGCAGAAGTTGTTTCACAATTAGAGAAGATTAAAACGGTGCAGGTCATTAAAGAAAATCATATGACTGCATTATTAATTGCCTTAGAAATTACTAAGACATTAGACACTTTGAAGAGTTAATTATGGATAAGCACCAACAACTTCGTGAACGTGTTAGACAAATTATCAAGAAAAAGCTTGATGAAATGAGTACAACCGCAAGTGTTCCTGGATACTTAACTCCATATTCTTTTCGTGGCAATAAGCCAAAAAGTGTAGCACGGTCAAAAAGTATCGCTACTTCAACCACTGGTTTCAAATTAACCCCAAAAGGTGAGGAAGAAGCAAATCGTCCAGCAGACAAGATGGAAATTGTTAAGAAAGAATTAAACGAAAACAAGTACTACGAATATAAGAACGACACATCTAAAACACCACATAGAAAAATTGCAGAAGCTATTTCTCAACTTAATAGAAACTTACAAGAAGTAGAACGTGTGATTAGAATGAATAGTCGTTTAAAGACAGAATCAGGTATCGCAAGTGAACAACTATGGAAGCGTACGCAACAAGGTTTGTTGAAATTAGAATCAAAACTTCTTGGACTTGCAACTCGCATCCGTGAAATCCGTGGGCAATAATATGCAAACATTACTCGTAGAATATAATGTCATTTCCTATGACACTAACTTATTAAAGGAAGCAGCCGACATCAGTAAACCATTGATGTTAAAAGATGTCCTATTACAACGTGCAGAAATGAAGAATCAAAATGGTCGTGTATATCCAAAGGAAATTTTAGCACGTGAAGCAATGGTATACAAGAATAACTTTGTGACACAACGCCGTGCACTTGGTGAACTCGACCATCCAGAAAGTCCTGTCGTTAACTTAAAAAACGTCTGTTGCAACGTCACCGAACTCTGGTTCGAAGGTGATGATGTCAAGGGCAATATTGAAATTTTATCTACCCCATCAGGCAATATCGTTCGTGAACTCATCAAGAACAATATCCGATTGGGTGTTTCATCCCGTGGCATGGGTTCGGTCAAACCAATCGGTGAAAACACCGTAGAAGTTGGTGATGACTTTTCACTTATCTGTTTTGATATCGTAAGTAATCCAAGTACTCACGGGGCATTTATCAACGAAAACAAGGGTGATCAAATTATCACCCCCTATAGTCGTATTGATACATTGATATATGACTTTTTAGGCGAACTAAAGTAAGGAGTTTTTTATGACAACATTTTTAGTAGTAGTATTCGTATTAGCAGTTGTAATTTATTTTGTTAATCGTAAGGTAATGGAAGCCCCAGCACCTTTGTTAAAGGCAACCAAGAAGGTTGAAGCAGTTGCAGTTAAGGTTGTTGATGTCAACGGTGATGGTAAGGTTGACCTCAAAGACGCAGTTGCAGCCGTTAAGGCAGTAGAAGCAACTGGTAAAAAGGTTGTTAAGAAGGCAAAAAAGATAACAACAAAGAAAAAGACCAAGTAATTTTCTATGCGACTTAAAGCTTTACTAAATGAAAATATCACAAATGAATTTGTAAAGTTTGCCGCAAAAGAGCTACAACTTCAATCACTACCTGCCAATATTAAATTTGTAGGTAGTGATTATTCTAAAGAAAATTTAACCTTTGGAACCTATAATCCACAAACTGACGAAATTGTTATCGTAAAAGGTAATCGTCATATTGCGGATGTATTACGAACCTTGGCTCACGAGATGGTGCATCACAAACAACGAACCAGTAATCAAGAGTTGAATGGTGAAGATGGGTCAAACACAGAAAACGAAGCAAATGCAAAAGCAGGTGAATTAATGCGTAAGTTTAGATACTTACGACCAGAAATGTACGTGGAGAGATAAATGCCATCAGTTAGTAAAGCACAACAAAAATTATTTGGTATTGTTAGAGCTATCCAAACTGGACGAGCAAAAGCAAGTGATTTTAGTCCAACCGCAAGAAAGTTAGCACAGACTGTGGCAAAAGGTAGTGTAGAAAAGTATGCATCTACTCCACACGATAAACTACCAAAGAAAAAAGACGAAGTTGCGGGAGCAATTCCTGTATCTGATTTTCCTGTTGCATCTAATGATACGACTCCAACCGTATCAAATGACCCACACTTGGTCACTACCGACGAAGATTATAGTACCAAACAAAGTAAGATTTTAAGTATCGTTAAGGACAAACATCCAGCAGAAATTGATGGAACCTTGATTGATGTTTATACCGCAGCATTATTAACAAAGGTTCTGCACAAACTGTCCCCAGATAACAGAAAGAAGATGTTAACTCTTCCTATGGAAAAGATGGTGGCAACAGCATACAAACTGGTTACTCGTTAATTAAACTCATAGCGGACGAGCATATGCTTATCCGCTATTTTTTATTTAGGAGATAGTTATGGCAGAAGAAACCAAGATAGAAGAAGGTAGTAAGTTCCAAGAAATGTTGTTTAAGATGATGACTCGTCGTTGGAATATTACTGCAATTATTCTTATCACATTTATGATGATTGTTGCGGGTATTACAATGGCAGTATACAATCAAACACCAATCGATGGTGAATGGAAAGAACTTCTCCTTCTTATGCTCGGTGCGTTTATCGGTTCATACGGTAAGATTATTGACTACTGGTTCTCAGATACCGACAAGGACAAGATGTTAGTACAAAAGATGGACGAAGAAGATGGGTCAGCGATGTCTAATACTCTTGGTGGTTAATGGCTAAAACAGCCTACATTACCGACTTTGACGACACCCTTGTGCATACAGATGCAAGGGTTGTTGTCGTTGATAAAGATGGTAAGCGTAGAGAACTCAGTCCAGCAGAATATGCAGCATATGAAAAACAACCTGGTGATGAGTTTGATTACTCAGAGTTTGAGAACTTAAAAAATCCTCGACCTATCAAAAAATATGTGGATTTATTAAAGAAAGTAATTGACCAAAAGAAAGCAGATAAGGTTGTGGTATTAACAGCACGTGGTCATACAAAACCTATCGCACAATTTTTACAATCACAAGGTATCACATCAGGAGTTACGATTGCAGCATTAGGTGATAGTGATCCGATGGAAAAGGCACGATACATAGAACAACACATTAAAGATGGATATACTCGTGTCGCATTTGTAGATGATGCACCAAAGAATGTGGAAGCTGTCAAAACACTTATAGACAAATATCCACAAGCAAAGTTGGTGGTTCAACAAGTTAAAGAAAAGGACACACCAAGAACGGGTGCAACACCAACGAAACAAACCAGATTAAAAGATTTATTAACACATAAGATTAAGAACCCACAAACGGGTAGAGAGATTCTTGTTAAAAGCGCATTAGGATATAGCAAAGAATCTCCAGTACGAAGAGCAGCAATGAATTATATCTCAAAAAATGTAAAATAAGGAGGTTGTATGTACGTTGAAGTACGTGGAGACAGCATGAGTGATTTAGATAGAGCACTCCGTCAGTTCTCTAAAATGGTTAAAAAGGCAGAAATTGTTAATGAAGTTAAACGCCGTGAGTTTTATGTAAAACGGTCAAAGAAAAAGATACTCAAACAGCAAGAAGCACTTCGTCGTAGAATCAGGGAAGAAAAGAAGGTAGAAAAGAAAAAAAACTCGGAGTGGTAAAAAATAGTGTTTTTTGTAAATCAACTAATATATATTATATAGATTACACCTCTTTTGGGGTGTCTATGCTTTTGTATTTACAACCATATAATAGTTTGAATAACTATTGAAATTAAACGAGAGGCACGATATGGCAGAAATTACGAACGAACTTTTAAAGCAAGCTATTGCAGACGCAGAAGCTGTTCGTCAAACAGCAATTGCAAACGCAAAGATTGCATTGGAAGAAACATTCACACCCCAAATCAAGTCCATGTTAGCAAAGCGTTTACGCGCTGAAGCAATGGAAGCAACAGAAGGTGCAGAAAAGGCAAAGGAAGAACCATTCCAAGACGCAGATGCAGTAGGTGGTAACACACCAGTTGATACATCAGCAATTGGAACAGGTGACAACAAGGAACCATCAGATGCAGCAAACTATTCATCAGACATCGACCAAGGTGGTGAAGGTGAAACCGATTCATCAACCGATTGGTACGATGATTGGTCAGAATCGGATTTTGACCTTGACGAAGTAATCAAGGAATTAGAAGAAGATGTCAAGGCACTTTCAGAAGCCGAAGAAGAGGAAAAGGAAGAAGAACTCGACGAAGCTAAGCATGAAGGTGAAGAAAAGGAAGAAATGAAGGAAGGTATGTACGAAGATGATAAGGAAGAAGGTGAAGAGCACGGTGAAGAAGAAAAGGCAGACGAAGCAGCTAAGGTTGTAGATGCAACTAAAGATGCAGGCACCCCACCAGAAGCAGCTAAGAAGCACTCAGATGCTATGCAAAAGAAGGGTGACGATAAGCCAAACGCTCCAGCCGTAAATCCTATGGGTAAGATGGAAATGACAGCAACCGACGCATCAGACCCACATAAGTTCGCAATGAACCCAGCAGAACCAAAGATGGAAATGGGTATGGATAATGGTTATGGCGCAGGTGAAGGCGAAGAAGAACTCGACCTTGAAGCAATCCTTCGTGAATTAGAAGCCCAAGATGAGAAGGACAAGGAACAAAAGCATCAAATGGCATCTAAGATGGCAAACCTTCAAAAAGAGCTAGCAGAATATCGTAAGGTAGTAGAAGTCCTACGAGGCAAGCTTAACGAAGTAAATCTTCTAAACGCAAAACTCCTTTATACCAACAAAATCTTCCGTAAGGAAGGTTTGACCAACGAACAAAAGGTCAGTATCCTCGAATCATTCGACAGAGCAATCAATGTTCGTGAAGTCAAGATGGTATACACAACATTAGCAGAAACAATGACTGTAACTGCTAAGAGTGGAAAGAGTCGCACCTCATCAAGTAAGGTTGTCACCGAAGGTTTGGCATCAAAGCCAACCCCAAGTACAGCACCAAAGAAGGAAATTTTAGAAGAAAATACAGTCGCAAAGCGTCTACAACAACTCGCAGGCATTCTATAACTTTTAGGAGATAAATCATATGTCAGGTGTATCAGAATTTATCAACGAAGCCGGTTCAGCACACCGTGTAGTAGTTGAACAAACCCGCCAATTGGCAGGTAAGTGGGAAAAGTCAGGCCTTCTTGAAGGCTTAACTGGCCACGAAAAGCAAGGTATGGCAGTAATGCTTGAAAACCAAGCAACACAACTTCTTTCAGAAGCAACAACCACCAACCCAGCAGGTGCAGGTTCATCTGGTGAAAACTGGGCAGGTGTCGCACTTCCATTAGTACGTAAGGTATTCGGTTCAATCGCAAGTAAGAACTTCGTATCAGTACAACCAATGAACTTACCAGCAGGTTTGGTATTCTTCATGGATTTCAAGTATGCAAACACAGTAAACGGTAAGACCGCAGGTGGTTCACTCTATGGTACAACCAGTGGTTCAGGTGTTCTTCCACGTGGTGGTTTCTACGGTGCTGGTGAATACGCATACTCAGTAAATGATGCAACATTAACACTTGCACCAGCAATCGCTTCAGGTTCAGCAGTTGGATATAGTGATGTAAACTACAATGATACCTACTCATCATCATTTGCATCATTCTTCAAGTTCGTTGTTCCAGCAGTAAGTTTCTCAAACGCAGATTTTAACGCAGTTCGTTCATTCCGCGTAACAACAAACGTAGCAAACAGTGCACTTCTTCCAGAATTCACTAAGTATGACGGAACAAACGTTACACTTATCGTAAGTGGAACATCAGCTCTTGGTTCAATGGTATCAATGTCAGCAGTTGAATTCAGTAAGCAACCAACAGACACCACCCGTGGTGACTTCGAAGATCGTGATAATTCAACAACAAACTTGAACATTCCACAAATTGATTTGGAACTTCGCTCAGAAACAATCGTAGCAAAGACCCGTAAGTTGAAGGCAGTCTGGTCACCAGAACTTGCACAAGACTTAAACGCATACCATTCAGTAGATGCAGAAGCAGAATTAACAGCAATGTTAAGTGACTACATCTCAACTGAAATTGACCTTGAAATTCTTGATATGTTGATTGCAAACGCAACCACAACAGAATTCTATTCAGCAGAAGTTGGTAAGGTATGGAACGGTTCAGCATTCGTAACAAGTGCAACCATCAGTGGTCAAGCTTGGACAACAATGACCTGGTTCCAAACCCTCGGTCAAAAGATGCAAAAAGTATCAAACAAGATTCACCAACTCACAATGCGTGGTGGTGCAAACTTCGCAGTATGTTCACCAACCGTTGCAACAATCTTGGAAACAATCCCAGGATTTATGGCAGCAACAGACGGTGATAAGATGGAATTTGCAGGTGGCGTAACAAAGGTTGGTTCATTCCAAAACCGTTACACAATCTACAAGAACCCATACATGACCGAAAACATATTGTTAATGGGCTTCCGTGGAAGTAACTTCCTCGAAACTGGTGCAGTATATGCTCCATATATCCCACTTATCATGACTCCATTGGTATACGATCCAAACAACTTCACACCACGTAGAGGCGTAATGACCCGCTACGCGAAGAAGATTGTACGTCCAGAATTCTTCGGTAAGATCTTCATCGACGGATTAGCAACTGTCTAATCTCTTGATGTAGAAGGGTAACACAATAGAAATTGGGGTGGCCGAAAGGTCACCCCTTTTTCTTTTTATATAGACTAAACTACTATTTATACTATAGAGTTTTTCCATTTATGAGATTACTATGGCAATACTAAGTGATGACCCAATTGTTTATGATGGCAACCCACAAGACCCAGATGGTCTTACTCCGTTTGCATTATTTGATGACGAAATAACATTTAGAACGGATGCACCAAAAGTTGCTGATTATGTAGCAAATCGTCTTGGGTATCCTGTATTAGATGTAGAATTAATTGATAAAATGATTTATACTTGTTTCGAAGAAGCAACGATGACGTATGGTTCCCAAGTCAATCAATTTCAAGCGCGGGAACATATGCTATCACTACAAGGATTATCAACAGGTAGTGTATTAACACAAAGAAATATTATTGGTACACCAATCCCTCAGTTGATTAAGTTGTCTGCAAATTATGGAACGGAGGCACAATCTGGTGGTAACGTAAATGTCAAGAGAGGATATATTTCTGCATCTGCTAACACACAATCATACGACTTAAAAACATTATGGGCAGATGTATATGAAACAGGTTCAGCAATAGAAATTCGTCGCATCTACCATTATATGCCATCAGCAGTCGCAAGATATTATGACCCATTTGCAACCACGGGTCTTGGATTAACGAACTTGATGAGTGAATTTGGATTTGACGGATACTCACCACCAGTTACCTTCGTAATGATGCCTGCATACGAAGATTTACTTCGCATTCAAGCAATTGAAATAAACGACTTAATTCGTAAGAGTCAATATTCATTTGAAGTATCAAATAACGTAGTTCGTTTTAGTCCAATTTTTAAAGAACAAAGAACTGTATATTTTGATTATGTAGTGGTCGATGATAAACAAGGAGCAGGAAAAACATTTAGTACTTCACCATCACTTGTATCGGATTATTCAAATCTGCCATATAGTCATATACCATATTATAGTATAAATTCTATTGGTAAAAATTGGATATTTAGATATACATTGGCATTGGCTAAAGAAACATTAGGGAGTGTTCGCGGTAAATACGATAACGTACCTATCCCAGATCAAATCATCAAACTTGACGGTGACCTTCTTCGTCGTGAAGGTAAGGACGAACGTGAACTTCTTATTAAAGAACTTCGTGATACATTAGAACAAACTGGTATGCAAGCACAGATGAAGAAACAAGCAGAAAATGCAAAATATATGCAAGAAATGTTTGGTAAGGTGCCTACTTTAATTTATATCGGATAATATGCCACGTTTTGTATCTCAAAAAGATTTTAATTTTTTCCAACACATCAATCGTGAATTAATGATTGATGTGGTGGACGTAGATGTAATTTTGTATAAGATTGCATTAGAAACTACATCTATTAACGTATACGGTGAATCCACGGAAAAAGCACGTTATACTGGTGTAGAATTGAAAGCACTAGTAAAGTATCCTAAAGTACAACCAGAAACTAGAGACGGATTTGGTGTTGATGTAACGCAAAATGTAGAATTTAGATTTACACGCAAATTACTAAAAGAAGTAGAAACATATCCAGAACCAGGTGATATTGTAGAGTATAATGGATTATTCTATGAAATAGATATGACTCAAGATTCACAACTAGTTGCAGGACAACCAGAATACTCCACATCGTTGTTATGTTTAGCCCACTTGACTCGTCGCAGTGGTATTCAAATAGAGGAGGCTAATACCTAATGGCTGACTATAGTAATAGAAAAGCAACAGATAAAGTCAAACAAGTAGTAGATAATATAGTACCTACGGAACATCAAAATCGTGCAAATGATACAAAGTCCGATGTAAGTGACATGCCTATCAGCATTACCTTGATGACTATCGATGAAACGTTGATTAAATATTTAACTAATAGAATAGAACCAATCGTCACGCAGGATGGAAAATCAGTTAAAATTCCAGTTATATACGGAAATCCTGAACGATGGAAGAGTGTACAAAAAGATGGTATATTACGTGACAAATTTAATAAAATACAATTACCAATAATCATGCTTCGTAGAACTAGCATGAAAAAGAGTAAAATTAACTCATCTGTGAACAAGTATTTGGAACACGATTTTGAACCTCGTGGATGGAATAGATACAACCCATATGACAGATTTGCAGCGGTAAATGGAATCCGCCCAGTTAAGCAATTAGTTGCTACCGTAACTCCAGATTACTTTGACCTTACATACGAATGTATGATTTGGACAGAATATGTAGAACAAATGAATAAGGTAGTTGAGCAGGTATCATTTGAGGACGATGAATATTGGGGAGAACGTGGGCAATACAAGTTTTATACAAATATAAAAGAATATAAGATGGATACCGTATTACCAAACGTTCAAGATAGATTAGTTAGAACCACGTTTACCCTCAACGTTAGCGCATATCTTCTACCGGAGAAAATGTTGGATAGATATAGTAAGGCTATGCGAACAACTCAACAACGATTTTCTACCAAAAAAATTGTCACTTTTACTGAGTTAGAAGAGGGTTAAAAGTAATGTTTGACAAAAATAATCTATATTTATAATACGAGTACAGATGTCTTTAAGGAGGTTTTATGAGTGAAAGTATTAAACTAACAGACGAGGAATTGTTGTCTGTTAAGAGTTTACGTGAACAAATTATGGATATTATTTCTACATCGGGTCAATTGAAGTTGACTCACGATTTAATGGAACAAGATTTAACTTCTGTTAAAGCTAAACTCAACGAA